AAGCGTAAAGAGAAGGCTCGTCGCCAGAAAGAGTATGAAGAGCTACGTGCCGCCAAAACAGAAGCTAAACTCACCGACCTTCGTTCACTAGAGCCAATCAACTGGACAGTTGATAACGGTGTGTATTACTTTGCGCAACGTATGATCCGCTGGGACATTCCACCTTGGGAGACAGCACGTACCCGTTTCTTGGCTGCGTATGCCAAAGCTCGTAAAGAGTTCAACACTAACGGCACTCTTGAGATTAAGATGATTGATCGGTTCTTTATGGGATTGGACCACGAAAAAGGTTTGCGCGATCCAGAGAAGATTTGGAAAGTATTCATCAGTCGTTGGGGCACTCTTCTCCATGATGTAGAGTTGGCCAACATTGACATGGAAACCCAAAAAGATAAAGCGCGTAAAGAATGGGATAAGTTTTAATGTACAAACTAGATGCCTTAAAGATACGACGCAAAGCTTGGGTGCAGGCAGCACATATAAATCCTAACCGCCTAGGTTGGCTTCTTGAAGACTGCACTGTTCTATCTAACGAAGACCGTAAACAGATTAATAAGTGGATGGACGCGGTAGAACAAGGAGAGGTCATTCGCGCTGTAGGTAATGACCGTTGCGGTAAAGGCCTACTTCTAATAGGGGAACCTGGTCATGGTAAAACTACTATTGCCCTGTCTATTATCCAAGAGATGATGACAAGGTTTCCTATTGAAGCATTTGATGTTAAAGAGGGACGGGTACTTATACGCCCTTGCTACTTCATTACCTTTAACGACATATTAAATCTTAAAGGTCAATTGATGGATGAGTCAGAGGATGACGAAGCACAGATTTTATATCAAGGCCTTTTGGGTGACTGCCCAAATGATTCTTACAATGTTCGTGTACTGATAATTGATGATTTAGGTAAAGAACATGCTTCGCTATCTGGTTGGCAACGTAGTATGTTTCATCATGTGTTGCGCACACGATTTAACAACGGATTGCCTACCATTGTTACTAGCAATGTAGATAGAGATAATTGGGTTGGTATGTACGGAGACGCAACAGCCAGTTTTGCTCACGAGTCTTTTAGCTACATCCCTATTGAGACCTCAGATTTGAGGAAGAAATGAGTAATAAGATGTCATCTACAAAGCTCATACAGGTGTTCTTGAGCCAGTCTCAAACTCCTGGCCCAGGTATCTATGAGGTATCTGGCGATGAGCAAGGCAACTTATTCTGCACCTGCCCTGGTTTTAAAGGTCGCAGTACTTGTAAGCATGCGCGCTTTGTTAAGTCCCGCATGGATAACAATGATGGGAACTACCCGTTAGAGATTTCAAGCAGAGCTACAGAAGAAGAAGCAGACAAAGCAAAGAAGTCTGCAGAGAACTTTAGAGAGTTTGTAATTAAATACGGAAGGATTGAGGTCTACTAATGCGGAACGGGGACATCAGCAATGAGCTCCCCAAAAGAATACTCGTTACAACAGACGTGTTTTCAATTGTGGAACCTAGCATCAAAAAACGGTTTAAAGTAATACCAGTAATACATAAAGACCTGAAGATACGTAAAGATATCCTCAGTCGCTTTTACGTGTTCACAACTCGTCAAGGAGTTACTTTAGAGGTAATTTCTTACGACATTAACGATAACGACCTGTCTGAGTTAATGCTGACTTTGGACGCTATGGGAACTAATCCCTTTCGTTATTCGCGCGCTTATGAATCTATCGAAGACGTAGTTAAAGACCTTCCCTACAGACCAGAGGTTGTCGGTGTTATAGACCTACCTAAAAATCTGCTACGGTACGGTCACTGGGGAATGGACTTCACTTATCTATGAACAACGAATCGTATCTACTTAGCAAGATCATCGCCGATAAAAGTATTGGCTATGCGTTAGAGCGCGGTGTAACTGATGAATGGTTTGCCGATACTACTGATAAGAATGTCTATAAGTTCTTACAGCATCACTATTCAGAGTACCAAGAAGCACCTAGTTTAGATGTAATCCAATCTAACTTTCGTAACTATATAGTCCATGAAGTTACCGATAGCATCGATTACTTCATAGATAAACTGATTGGCTCTCGCCGTAAATCTTTAATCATTAACTCTATGCTAGAAGCTAGTCAGCAGTTAGAGGTTAAGAAAGACCATGAAGCCGCTCTTCTTACTTTACAAAAAGGTATGGCTTTACTTGAGCAGACTGGTTTAGGTAGCACAACTGATTTAGAAATTAGACACGCTGCTAAGTCTGCTATAGAAGAGTATACAAATCGTAAGAACAACCCAGGGCTACTTGGATTACCTACAGGGTTTCCTACAATGGATGCTTCTACCTCAGGTCTACAACCAGGACAGTTAGTGGTTATTGTTGCTCCGCCTAAAACAGGTAAGTCCACGCTTGCTTTGCAGATTGCTATTAACTGCCACTTAAATGGCCACAAGCCTATGTTCATGTCTTTTGAGATGAGTAACAACGAACAGAAGACCCGTTACTACGCTATGCGCGCTCGTATATCCCATAAGCGTTTGATGACAGGTACTCTTATCGATGAAGAAGAGCAGCGGTATGAGCGTATTGTTACTAGCATCCAGAATATGAACGATGACTTTTGGTTTACAGACTCCTCTAATGGTCTAACTGTAAGCGCCGTTGCTAGTAAAATTCAGGGCAAGAACCCCGACATTGTTTTTATTGACGGTACTTATCTTATGTTTGATGAGGTAACAGGGGAGTCAAATACTCCACAAGCCATTACTCAAATTACTCGTAGCCTTAAGAGATTGGCTATGAAGATTAATAAGCCAGTAGTTATATCTACTCAGGCTCTTTCTTGGAAGATGAAGAAGGGGCAAGTAAGCGCAGACTCTATCGGTTACTCCTCATCTTTCCACCAAGACGCTGACGTTATCTTTGGCTTACAGCGTGAGGATGAGAATGTAGATGACACACGTTTATTACGTGTTATTGCTAGTCGTAACTCTGGCCTTAGTGAAGTCTCCCTAATGTGGGATTGGAACACAGGCGCGTTTCGTGAAATGGATAACGACGACCTATGACATTAGAGGATATGGAAGCTACTCTAAACACTTTAGGAATCCAAGTGATTGGAACTCGTGGAGTTGAAGTGCAGGCTGCTTGCCCTGCTCATGAAGAGCGCACAGGCCATGCCGATAGAAATCCTTCTTGGTACATCAACTCAGAGTCAGGCGCCCATATTTGTTTCTCTTGCGGGTTCAAAGGAAACATCCATTCATTAATTTCTTATATGAAGGGTATCCCTCTAGATCAAGCTACAGAGTTTGCCTCTACAAGATTGAATTTAACAGACCGTATGTTGCGATTACTAAATCCAGTAGAGGCTAAAGAAGAAGAGAAAGTAATTGTTACTGAGTCTATGTTAAGCGCTTTTGTGGATGTTCCTGATGAAGCTTTAAAAGCTAGGGGATTAACCAGAGAGGCTGCAAACACCTATCGCATTAGATGGGATAGGCATAAAAACAACTGGATTATTCCTGTACGACATGTCTATGGTCATTTACTTGGTTGGCAGGAAAAAGGTTTTACAAATCGTTACTTCAACAATCATCCTAAGGGCATGAAAAAAGGCCACTCACTATTTGGCTACGACCAGTATTCCTCTGGGGACATGGTTGTTGTAGAGTCTCCTCTAGACGTTGTGCGTCTTGCTTCTATAGGTATTCCTGGCGGAGTTGCCACCTACGGCTGTTCTATATCAATAGACCAGCTAAGCGCTATCAGAGGTGCGGATAGAATAATATTTGCTATGGATAATGACGAAGCGGGTAGATCTGCCTCTAGAGATTTATTTCAACGTTGTAGAGAGCTTAAAACCGAAGCTTGGTTCTTTAACTACGGCAACATAGATGTAAAAGATGTAGGGGCGATGAGTAGACCAGAAGTAATATCGGGACTAAATACGGCAAAACACATGCTACGTTTGGAAGGAACTCTAAGATGATTATTGGACTATCTGGATACGCTCAAAGCGGTAAAGATACAGTGGCTAAGTTTCTTATAGAGCACTATGGGTTTGAACGGGTGGCCTTTGCTGACCCTATTCGTGACATACTGATTGACCTAAACCCCATTCTAGAAAACGGTTTACACCTAAACTCAGTAGTAAATGAATATGGCTGGGAGATGACCAAGAAAAAAGAAGAAGTAAGAAGGCTTCTTCAGAGCCTAGGCCTATCTGCTAGAACCGTGTTAGATCAAGACATCTGGGTAATTGCCGCTTTGCGAAAAATGGAAGAGGTAAACAATCGATATGTAGTAACTGACGTTAGGTTTGAGAATGAGGCCGTAATGATTAAACAATTAGGCGGTCAGGTTTGGAGAATTCAACGAGAGTTTGTAGGCCCTGTTAATGACCATATCTCTGAGTCTGAATTAGATAACTGGGAGTTTGACCGCGTCATACACAATAACAGCACGGTAGCTAGCCTCGAACTTGCGGTTAAAACCAGAATGGCTATGCTTCTGTAATGAGCCGTTACTCGTCCTGCAACCATTGTTGGGTGTGGACTCATGGTAATTTAGACTTTCAAGCAGAAGATGGAACTATATTTAAAGGAGACCACCTTCATAAGCAGTGCTATCACTGCTATAAATTGGGGCAAGTAATAGCAAAGTATGCGCCTGGTCAACATGACCTTATGATTGAACAGTCTAAAAATTCTTGCAGACGATTGCATATGTATCGGTGCCCTTCTGAGCATAACGCAAGTCTTAGAAGGAAAAAGCTAAAGGATTACGCAGATGACTTTTAAAGGAACTTTGTTGCCTTATCAGCCTGAGGCTGTAGACCGCATGTGTGAGCGAACTAAGATGTTAGTAGCTTACGACTTAGGGTTAGGTAAAACTGTTATCACCATAGCGGCTATAGAGCGCCTAATGGATGAGCAGAAAATAGATGAGCCAGGACTTATAATTTGTTTATCTTCCCTGAAATATCAGTGGGCTAATCAGATTGAGAAATTTACAGATGGTACTTCACGCGCTTTGGTCATTGACGGAACCCCAAAGAAACGAGCAGAGCAGTACGAAGAGGCACTTAACTGGCGTACCTCAGGAGTCGATTACATCATTCTTAACTATGAGCAGGTCGTTAATGACTGGAAATTTATCGAGAAACTACCAAGAGGATTTGTTGTCCTTGACGAAGCCACAGCAATAAAATCTTTCAAGTCTAAACGCTCTAAGCATGTAAAGAAACTAATTCAAACACCTTACAGATTTGCTCTTACAGGTACTCCTATTGAAAACGGAAAACCAGAAGAGCTTTATAGCATTATGCAATTTGTAGACCCCACTGTTCTTGGGCGCTTTGACATCTTTGACTCAGCTTTTATTGTTCGTAATAGCTGGGGTGGGGTTAACTACTATAGAAACTTGCCTACACTTCACACCAAAATGAAAGAGGCATCTGAGCGTAAAGCGCATAAAGACCCAGACGTAGCTCCATACTTACCTGAGACTATCCACCAAGACCCTGACCAGATTACATTTGATCGTAAGAGATCG